GCAGAAACAGATCGGCACAGGCAGAAAAGGCGGCGGGCTTGGTGTGCAGGCGTTTGCTGCGGCTGAGCACTCAGCAGACGTTTCATACGGCCCATAAGTACCGATAGCGCAGTTGTATCCAGACGTGCCGATCGTGAACTTCCAACCACTTAAGCAACAGTCATCGTCACTCTGGCAAGCACAGCAGACACAGCGGCCCATAAATCACCCAGGCGTAGTGGCAGTCGAGCAGGTAGCGAACGGAAACGTGAGCCGCAGAAACTTCTGTGTCGATGTCACGAGTGTGCGGTAGATTTCGCAGTTTGTCGTATTGAGCTCGACTTCAATGTCGATGACTCGTGTGGTGCACACTTCCTGCATCTCCCACGACACAAGATGCCAGACGTTGCTGGCATTCTTCGCAACGCCGACTTCGCCACCAGCGATGCCGCAGAAATAGTTGATCGCGGTAGCTGTGGCGTTGCTGTGTACTGGGTCAATAAACTCTATAGTCTTTGTGCTATCGACATCCCAGGTGCCAGTAAACGCTGCAATGCGGAATATGTCGCCTGCACTGGCGGGCGGAGTATAAAACCGCTTGCCGAAAGAAAGCCCATTGCCTTTCTTGTCGCCTGCCTCAACAGTGCGCACAACACGCGCAATACGGTCAGCACCTTGCCGCGTAAAGCTCACCCGCTGGCCGCCGCTTTTGCCGTCTGGACGCTGTGCTGTCACGTTCAGTCCTCATAGATCGTGACGACCAAACGAGAGCCTTCCACAGCTGATTTTGCCGCGTAGTCGCCTGGTGCCAGACGCAGCACAGCTGCCTCGCCAGCCTTGAGCCGCACAGAGTCATATAGCGTGTTACTGTCGAGCCGGCCGAAGCTCACGGTATGCGTCGTCTCTGTCGCAAGGCTGCGGCAGAAGGCCAGGCCCAGCGTGCCAATGTCGGTTGTGGTGATCTGCGTGGTGGTCGTGCCAAGCTCAAGCGTCACCGCGACGACGCCAGCACTGGCCATGTTGGCTGTCACGCCGCTGGCTGCAAAGGATTGGGATAGAGAGCCTTTGCTGATCTGCCCATTAATGGTGTAGTTCACGTCTGGCATGGTTGCTCCTAAAACGGTGGCACGCCGAAATATGTTGAGAAGTCGACCTCAGGATTTACCCGCAGAGTCAAAATGTCTGGCATCCCACCAGCACCTGGATATTTAAGTGTTCCGTCAGTATCCAGCGGCTGCGGTATTGATGCTGCAATGTCTTCATAATCTGGTGGAGGCCCTTTGACATACACGGCCTTTTTTTCGCCACCATCAAGATAATTCCAACCGACATGTGGAAGAAGCAGCGGCCAGCCGCTTTGGCGATAAACGAGCTCAACTGTGACAGACCAATAGTTGAGCTCAATATCGTTGACTACTTCTGTCGCTTGCTGTGCAGATATTCCAGCACACTTCCACGTATGCACAGCACCACCAAGATATGGTGCATTATTTATCGCATTTGTTACGGTGGACGCCAGCGCAAGAGGAAACGCGGCACGGTTTCCGCTGATGCTTGCGCGAACCTCTGATTCCTCTGTAGTCAGACCTTCGAAAAAGTCTCCAGCTGCGTTCACAAGTGGCTGTATGTTGCTGTTGCCGCTGCCTTCGTAATAAACGAGTGCGGGCACCTGCGCGCCGCCCGTGCTAAACGACCACACGTCAGGCCGTGCCAGCGGGTTAGGCTCAAACTCGATGTTGCCACGCTCAGGCACCTCATATCGGTAGGTAATTGTGGCGTGCCACGGGTCTGGATCGCCTTCGGATACGCTGCCTTCAGTGCAGCGTAGGTAGTTGTATTCCGGATGATATGAGCCGTGAAAGATGCCGACAGCGTTGAGCATCTCTTGATGTGATGTTGCCGGATCATCGAGCGTCAATGCATATCGAATTTCGGCAGTCGGCGAATCACCGAACCGATGCTGGAACGTGCGACCAACAAGCTCACGGTATGAAAGAACGCTCACGCAGCACCTACTAGTTCGACGGTTCCACCAAGATTACGAAGCTCGTTGCGAATTTCGTCTAGCTTGCGAACTTGTTTGCGGGCCTCTGCGACTGCTGGATCTTCTCGGCCTGTCGCAAGTGCAATCACATTGGCAATACCACCACTTCGCACGTCCGTGGCTTCAAGTGCTTTCCGCGTATTCTCTGCAAGAGAATCCAACCGCTCTTGTTCAATGTCCTTGGAAGCCTTGGCATAGTCTTCGTTGAGCCGCTGGATGTCTTTAAGTCTTTGTTCTTCTGCCTTTTTCTGCTGGCTTACGGCCTCTCTGACAGCTGGTGCAGATGCGGCCGCTGTTCCGCGACCAGCAAACCTTTCACGCGCACTCCGAACAGTTTCTGCAAGAAATCCGCCGCCTCCTTGTTGCCGCCCGAAGTTGCGATCACCAAGAGCTGCGTTTGCAGCGTTTACAAATGCATCGCCAGCCTCTTGCCCGTTTTTCTTAAACTCCGCGCTCGCATTCTGTGCGATGCTTTTTCCGACTTGCTCCAGGTCGCTGCTCACCCAAGATCCAAGGCCCTCAAGCACTTTGCCGAGCCCGACCATGAGTGCGTTGCCAAACATCTCAAACAGATTGAATATGCCTCGCAGCGTTTCGGTTACTGCCACGAATGTATTTGCGACAAACTCAAAGATTCCCGACACGGTGGTCATCGTTTCACCAAACGATCCGAACTGCTCGATTACGCCATCAAAAATTGTCGCCATGTACTCAGCGAAATCGAGCAGCCCTTCTGTCAGAGCGTTTGCAATGCCGCTGCCGCCTTCGCCTCCAAAGCCTTGGAATGCTTCTACGAAAGAAAGAAACTCCTCAGTGATAGCTGTGACGATCGGTGCAAGATTGGCCGTAACTTGGCCGATGATCCCCTCAAATGTCTGCGATACAAGCGACAGCGCACCGTTCATTTCCTTGATGGCACCGGCTTGGTCTTCAGACAGAACAATGCCAAGACGTTCCGCACGGTCTGCAAGGTTGCCGAACGCCTCGCCGCCGTTTGCCAATAGTGGAATAAGAGCCGTCGTATCGCTGGCCATTGCCTCGAGGTAGAACGTCATTTCCTGCTGTGACAGGTTGGCGTCCTGCAGAGACTTCACGTAGAGCTGCAACGCCTCTGGGCCAGAAAGTGCCGCAAACTGTTCTGCGGTCACGCCAACCTTTGGTGCGATATTCTCAAAGAAATCGGCCATCGGGCCGCCACCAGTTTGCAGGAAGTCGCCAACACGGTCGTTGACATCCTTGAAGATGTCCGCGAGCTTGTCGCTCTCAATGCCAACCGTCCCCGCAGCTGCAGCGTATCGCTGAAACTCTTCTACAGATGCGTTTGAGATTTGCGAGAGCGTTTGCAGGGCACCTGCAGACTCACGAACAGAGCCGATGTAGCCAGTAATAGCAGACGTTGCACTGGCAAACATCTTGGCCAGCTCGATACCGACTAAGCCACGCAGTGCTGACGTTGCTGATGCAGCAGACTTTGAAATGCCATTTAGTTGCTTGGCAGTCTGCTGTGCACCCTTAGAGATGCCAGACGTGTTGGCTGCAAACTTAATATTTAGGCCAAGCACAGTTGCCATTACTCACCTCGCAGCTGGCGTCTGAGTATTTCGATTGCCTCTCGCATTTGCTCTGGATGCTGCGGAGGAGTTTCGATCGGCACAAAATCGACCGGCTTGGGAGGTTTTCCTTTTCCTGAATACGGTGCGAGCATTGCCGACGCCATTACGCCGGTCTGATGCCATGTGTCTTGCAAAGGCATATAGAAGCGGTGCACCGCCATCCATTCGCTCAACTCTCTGCTGTCCATTGTTTGGCATAGTTGAGCCACCGTCATGCCGAGATGTGCGGCCAGCCTAAACAGAAACAATCGGCTGGGCCGCAGGTTCAGTTTTTTGCAAGTTCCTCAACGTCGCCATCTGTAAGTGCGTTGTGCCTCATTGCAGCCTCCCACACACGTGTGATTACGCGTGCAGACTTTTTAGCGAGCTTGTCAACTTCCTGCGCTGTAAATAGCAACTCGCCATTTTCGTCGCAGAGAACACGTTGCAAAAACTTACTGCGGAAGTTGTCGACGCCTTTGCTTTTGTTGACCATCCACTCGTTTTCGTAACTGTCACGCTCGCCGACTGTCATCACGCGAATGTGAACGCTGCCACCCCACTCTGGCACTTCAAGTTCCAGCAGGCCCATGTCGTCAGCGGCCAGGATCTGTTCTTTGGTCAGGCTCATGAGTCGATGATCCGAAAGGTAACGGTGTACTGCGTCACGCCATTACGTTGCGGCGAAACAGTCACCGATTCCCAAATAGCATACGTTGTCAGTCCAGCCCCGCCGCCACTGATCACAAGTTGCTTGCGGGTTCCAAACTGCGCGATGTCAGTAGTGCGAGAATCTGGCGTAAGACAGGTAACCGTGATCGTGCCCTGGTCAGCAAGAAATGCAGTATCGCGGCCTGTGCGAGTGCCGCCGAAGTTCCACGTAAGTTCCTGAACCTCGCCGAACGGGTCGCCGTCCCAAGACACGCTGATTCCGGTCGAATAGGTTGCCACGGCTCAGGAAACTCTTACGGTTGCATTGCCTCGCACCACATCATTTACGGCCAGCGTCAGCGTTGAGGACACAATCGTGGCATTGCCAGAAAGTGACGCACCGCCAGACAGTGCGTATGCACCAGCGTCACCGCCTTCGAGCTGCGTGGTGCCGATGTAGTCGAAGCTGATTTCTTTGCCAGTCTCGCCAGTAGGCGAACCAACCAGAGGACGTTTTTGCGTTGCCATCGTCTCGCCAGTTGTCTGGCCTAGGTGGCTGATGTCGATGCGATCAGTTTCACCACTAACGTCGGAAAAGTTGATGGTCAGGTTTGTGACGGTGAAAGTGGTGCCGTCAAAAACAAAGCTGGTACCGCTGCTGTCGTGAGGCGTGGTCGCCATCGGCTATGTCTCCTGCCACATGATTTCGTATGTCTGCGACACTGCGTAAGCGTTTGGAACTTCCGAGCCATCAAGGGCCACGGCCTGATCGTCTTCGGCATCCAGCAGTGTCTGCCGCACAGTTGTATTGTCGAAACTGCCATTGAACCCATCCAGAACCGCCCTGACAGCATCCGCGATCTGCCGCGATTCCAGGTAGGATTCCGCAAATATGAGATACTCGATCTGGACGGCAGGAACTCCCATCGGACCACTAAGCGTCTGCTCCCGCCGGATCGACACGCGACGCCACGAGATGAAGGGCAGGGAATCAGCAGAGCTCGCCAAATGCGGATAGACGCGATGGCCAACATGCGATGTCACAGAGGCATCGCTTGTGATCGCGTTGTGAAGCACCATTTCTGGAGATTTAAGGCTCATTTGGCTCTGATCTTTTCAAGCTGACGGTAGACAGACTTCAGTACGCCAGGAGTCTTTTGCACGATTCGGCTATTTACCTGGCCAGCTGTGTTTTTGTAGGCCACCGTCATCGGCTCGATTCCTGGCGTGGCTCCAGGAGGGCTAATGCCACGGCTGGCTCCGCTTTTTGTCTTTCGCATCTTCGTTCCGTACTCAACAAGATGCTGGTGGTAGGCACGGTCGCGGCCTTTTTTGTCTGGCTTCTTTTTGCCGCGTCTTTCTTTGAAATAGCCGACAAGTGCCACTACATTTCCGGTCTGGTTGTAGCGTTTAACTTTGCTTGCAGCGGCACTGGCAAGATTTCCTGTTGTCTTCGGTATGCCGTCTACGTACCTCTTAAACATCTCGAAAGTAGGCTTGATCGCAAACCGCATAGCCACTGCCATCTTTTGCGAGATCAGTTTCTTGTCTTTTGTGATCTTGTTGAGCTCACGCATGAGCACACCGTACTGCGGAATCGAAACTTCTGTGCCTTTGCGAAACCGAGCCATTAGGTCTGCTCCTCACAAAGAGCAACGTGCTCGCTACGGTTGGCATATTCCAGCAAGCTGACGATATGCAGCACTCGGCCGCGCCACAGAAATCTGTCCTGCTGAGTCAGCCCGTCGATGTATCGAAATCGCACGCGATGCGTCAGCGTTACTTGCTGCTGGCCGTCCTGCAGTGCTTCCTTTGCAGACACTCCGTTGACGCTGGCCCAGACGGTTGTCGAGTCGGACCAGCCCAATGTTGTCTCTCCAACCGTATTTGTCGTGCGTGTGGGCGTTTGCACCGTCACACGCTCACGCATTTCGCCTGGTCTGATCATGCGTAGCTGCCCCACTTGCACGTGTCGAGCAGGGCACGCACGCCAAATGGCACCTCATTGCTGGCTTGGCTGTCAGCGGCCAAGCGTCGCTCGTAGAGGTGGGCGACGTGCATCAGAATCGCGTGGCGAATGGCTTGCGGTACGTCTGAGCCAGCTGAGCCGTAGCCGGCCCACCAAGTCACTGTGACGGCATTTGGGTCGGTAAGGTGGCTGGGCCAGGTACCGTTGTAGACGGTGCGGATGCGGCCTGGTGTGTCGTCGCGGTCGACGCGATAGCTGGTGGCTGAGAGCGTGGTGGTCGTCGGCGTCGCGGTGCTGGCACTGCCGGGATCGAGAGCGTAGGTGATCGCGGTGGCCGTCAGCGTGCCGCTGGTCGCCATCGGCGGCCGTGGCAGCTCGAACTCATAGGGAAACGTATCCATCCGCAGCGTCAGCTGCTGAGAGACCAGGGCACGATCGAGATATTCTTCGGCGTACTTGCGAGCCGCAGTGATCAGAGACCCGATGTAGGTATCATCGTCGTCGATGTCGACGCGCAGGTGTTGCTTGGCTTCGCTGACGCTGACGGGCTCAACGGCCGGTGCGGTCTCAGTCGTGAGGCTGCGGTATCTCACTGCGTTTGCGTCTCCTGCGTTTAACCGTGGCGGTGCGTGCCTCTGGCTCAGCTGTCGCGGTTTCCAGCAGTTGCTGTTGTGGCTGCGGCACGGCAATGCCACGAGCAATCAGCAGATTCGCTTCACCGTCTCCCAGCTGTGCTGTCTGCCCTCTGCGGTACGCGCGAAAGCTCTTTACAAACTCTATCTGCATCACTGGTCTACCCTCCAGACGCCTTCCGGCGGCCTCATGTTCACACAGAAATCCGTCGCGTGCTGGTGCACTGGCTTGGCCAGCTGCTCACCTGGCCACGTCACCATGTACTCGCCATGCCCAAGAATCACACGCGGCGAAACGTACAGCCGATTGCCAGCTTTCTTGAACTGCCGCCAGAAGAAAATATCGTCGTCGATTCTGCCGTCGCCCCATTCGCCATCGTCGTTTGGGAAACCTTGGAACCAGGGCTTTGGCATCCGCTTAAGTGCGGCCGTCGAAATAAATGTGCAGCCGAAATGGGCGGTATCAACCTGGCGAACTGGTGCGGAAAACCACTCACGCGGCACGGATACCTTTGCGTCTTCTGGCGGGTTGTCGAGCGTGTCGAGCATGGTCAGCATCGGCCGCCCGTCTTCGCGTTTCGTCTGCAGGCCAGTGATCGCGTCACACTGGAAAGTCATCGCCAGGGCTAGCAAGTGCTCAACGTCTGCCTGCGTAAAAAACGTGTCATAGTCAATCGTCAGAATGTATTCGCAGTCGTCTGCGAACTGCTGCAGCACACGCTGCAAACACTGGCCCCAGAATGCACCAGTGACCTTGGTAGGCCGAATGCCCAGCGGCATTAGTGCCTGTGCCCATGTAAAGAAGTTGTCCATAAAGCCCAAGCGAGGCACAGACATGACAGCCTCGACGCGGACATCGACACGAGATTCGCCAACTTTGACGAGCATGTAGCAGTCTCCGTAAACAAGACGACCGGGCCGGAGATGGGCCTCCGTGCCCGGTCGTCCTTGTTTACATTGTGGCTACTGTGTCAAGCGTTAGCCGCTGACAGCACC